CATAGTTGCCAGTATATACAATAGTCTCTCCCTCTGTGACCTTGAAGTAGCCATAGTACTTAGAACCTTCGTGTTGGTTAAGTTCACCATCACTTCTTACAAAATACCCATCTGTATATAAAAGCGCTTTTGGGTAAAGAGCTGTCGTTTTAGACTCTGTTGAAAGCTCCTGCATGGAATTGTTGACCTCCTCAGCATTAGCCTTCTTTTCCAAGGCTTTATCATGTTCCAGGTCCTTGTCCTTCAACCCAGCAATATCGCTTTTGATAGCCGCAATTTTGGCGGTAACCTCTCCAATACTGTTGAGGTTACCCATCAGAAGCCATCCTGCCTCTGCTCCTTTCTGGAAGGCATAGATGTTGCCGTTTTCTGCCTGAGACTGATTGTCCTTATCATAGACGGCAACCAGCTGGCCAAAACGAAGAGGCTTGCCATTTGTACCTACAGGAGCAGAGCTGTCTGCATTCATGGCAGCAAAGCTCTTATAGACCTTGTGGATTCCAAGTCCTTCTGCATTCTGCTCCATATCTGCAAGATACGCCAAAGTATCTGCATGAAGACTGCCAACTTCCTCTGGGGAAATACTATCCACCAATGTCTTTTGACGCAAGGTGTCAGCACGTTGCTGTAAACTATATATTGATTTCATAAGCTATCTATACTCTTTTGTCGAACTCACTGAGATTGAAAGTAAATGATACAGGAATAGGAGGAAAGGAATAATCTTCATCGTAAAAGTTTGAAGGGAATCCTCCCTCTGGCTGCAAAAGAACTATTGGAGCCAAAGGCTGTGCGCAAATACCAAGACAATACTTTTTCCCATTGTACTCAAAAGACTGCGTTGTCTTGCCCTGAATGACATTGGCTATGCTTTCGTCATCAATACGGAAAAGCATACCTTTTGCCATGGTTCCCACAGATGTATCCCAGTTTTCTGCTGAAGTACTAATATCAATAGACATTTGTCTTGGAGTTCCGTCACCTGGGTTCACGACCTTTACCTTGCCGAAATACCCATTGAAGAATGTGACGGGCACATTCGTATTGTTTCTTTCAATTTCCAGAGCAGAAGAGAGTAAGTCAAGCATAGAGTGCAAGTTATATAAATTATAAGCATGGTCTGCTCCTGTCTGATCCGTACTTACATAAACTTCCTTGGATTGAGTACAGTTTCTGCTCTGTCCATCTTCAAAGGTTCTAATGTCTTCTTCCTTGTTTTTGACACATATATATATAGGTTGCCCTGGTGATTCCAGGGTCAGTGTCGTTTCCGGCCATGGAAGGAAGTCACCATCCACAACCAGCGTACCAGCAGACAAGGTTGTTTTGTAGCTACCAGAATCAGAACTAAAGCCAAGCAAACTATATTCGTTTAGAATGAACACGTTGGTTCTGACCAATGAAGAGACAAGAGCCTTGATTGTTTCGACCATCAGGTCCTGTAATGTCTTCAAGTCATCCAGGCAAACTGGTTGACCGCCTTCATTAAAAAGTAATCTATTCATAATCATATAAAATTATGCTGCACGTGCGTCCAGCTGGTTTGTAAAATGATAACAGTTCCTTAATCCTGGCTAGGTTCTTGCCCTTGTATTTGTCAACTGCCTGATCTAGGGAAGTACAAAGGAAAGTTGGAACATAGACTATAAAGCTTACCTTATAGCTGCCTTCTTCCTTGCATTTCATATAGATGCCTTCCTTTGTGCCCTTCTGCAAGTATTTATATGGGGCTTCATTATGCTTGAAGTGCCAATAGCTTGCCAAGTCTTCTTCTTGAGTTTCGATGTAAATCTGGTTTTCCTTCAAGAAGAAAGTATCATTCATGACTTTCTCCAGGTAGATTACATTTGCCGTGATGTCGAGTCTTTCCGAAACATTGTCACGGTGTTTCAGCATCCTGTCATAAATGAATGCAAATGGAGTAATGAGCACTTTCATCAGAGCAGTGAGAAACTTGCTTCTCAGGATTGGAGGTAATAACTGTACCACCAGTTTTGTCATATCAATCTTGTACCACATAGTTCAATGAGTTTGAAAGACCTTCTGCGATGAAGCAACCACCCAAGGCCGTATAGTTATTACCTCTTATCACCGTATAGGTTGAGCCTCCGTCCTCCATGTAGGAACAATCACCAAGTTCTACATCATTCACTCCTTCTACGTTCAGAATGGCATTCGTCAACTTGGTCTTATTGAAAGTACCTCCATATACGATACTTCTCAGATATGAGTTGATGGCTTCCTCCACAGGTTTACTTCCCCCAGAGATAACCGTTCCATCAGTATTGATTACCAATGAGTCCACGTAGATCTTTGCCTTGATAATAATTTTATCCGCTTCTTTCGAACGGACAGAAAGTACGACCCCTGCCACCTTAACCCTGTTCATATACTGTTTGAACACCGTTAAAACATCATTTGAAAGGGCTACAGGCATTCCGTTCTTGTCACCGCTCACGAGAATCTGAACACTTGTGCCACGGTCTCTCACGGCAGCATACTTCACAACCTGCTTGCTTTCGTCGATGATAGCGTACCCATACTGCTGGGTGGTCTCGTTCAATACGAGCTGGTCACCATACTGGAAAGCCTTTGCCATCTTGTAGTACCAGGGCACGGAGGCTACCACGGCCATGGAGATCTTTTCATCCACATCTTTTATATATAGCTCGAAGATGGATTCAAGCACATGGCAGCAAGCTGCTACGATGAAGAAGATAATGTTCTCCAAACTCACAGATGAGAAGCTGCCGTTCCATGTACTGCCTTCCTTCAGCCCATATTTCTCACGGATGGTGGCATCAGCCATGAAAGCATCCGTCATTGTCTTTTTGATTTCTGCTACAGTTCTTGCCATGTTACTTAAACTCTTGAGTAAATTCCTCGCCAAAGATTCTCAGACGGACATTGCCGTTGTCCCTGGCAGTAGCAGGAGATACGTCATTGTTCTTGCAGAAGTTCTGCATAACCCGATTCCATGTTCCTTCAGGCAGAGTGAGTTCTGTCCCCGGTTCCGGAATCTCAGTTATACTGATTCCGTTTTTCTGGGCGATAGCCACCATAGCCTCCCATGATCCAAACTCCTGGATGGCGATGTCTGCCATCGTCTGTCCGTCCTTAACCTTTGTCTTCATATCTATTTATTTTTTATATCCCACACGAAAATACCAGGTGATAAACAGGATAAAACAGATGAACAACCCGGTTAAAACATATACTCCCCATTTATGGGACGGAGGCTCTACTACCTCTTTCTGAATGTTTTTATTCATGTCATGCCGTCTGTCAGCCTCCGACTTCTTGGATTCATACTGTTTCTGGTTTGTGGATTCATTCTTATTTGATTTCTGGTTGCGTTCCGTGTCCCGATACCGCTCCTTGCTCAGAATGTTGCCCTGGCTGTCAAGAACCAGCACCAGGGAATCCCTTACCTTAACCGAATCAATCAGGTTGTACTCATACCGGATCATTACGGAATCCTTGAAGACAATGGAGTCACGGATATTCACGGAGTCCTTCACCACCAGCTTCTGGGATGAATCCATCCGCTTGCTGGAACCACAGGCAGTAAACATGATCACTGCCAGGAGTAAATAAATGTAATGCTTCATATCGTTATAATTTAGATGTCCTTGTACTCTTCCTTGGCATAGAAGCAAGGGCAAGCCTTGACCCATTCATTGGAAGTAATCTTTCCGTCATGATTCAAGTCTGGACTGAAATCACGGTGTCCCAGGATGATGGCATCAGGATATGACTTACGCAAGAGCTTCAGCAGACTCACCAGAGATTTCTTCTGTGCCTCTGTTCGGTTGTCAACAGGCTTTCCCTTCTCGTCGATACCACCGATGTAGGCGATGTTGATGAGCTTTGAGTTCCAGCCTTTCACTCCATTGCTGACCTTCTCGACACTGAGCATCTGATTGATGGTTCCATCGGGAAGAATTACATAATGATAGCCGGGCTTTTTCCAACCTATCCGTTTGAAATGAAGTTCCAGCTCCTTCACGGTCGTGGATTGTCCACTTGCCGTGCAATGAATTGCGATGTACTTGATTTCTCTCATTTTTTATTTAATGCTTCGAGGGCTTTTTCTACGTCCTCCGTTTTAATATTCATTTTACTTGCAATCTCACCCACAAGAGCCTTCTTCAACAATTTGAGGAACGGCATGTTCGGGAAACAGATCAGCATGCTTGCTGCTGCACTGAAAAGCTCCACGAGGATGATGCAGATGCAGATTACGCTTGTGGTGAGTCCGTTGCTCACACCGATGAGTTTGTCGATAAAGATAAAGATCAGAATCACGGACCCATATACTGCCAGTTTGCTGAATGAGTCCCTGGCAAGTTCACTTCTGGTGAAGCGTTTCTGCTTCAAGCTGGAGAGAATACCCCAGAAGGCATCCATCACAACCGCCCCGACGGTGAACCCCACCATAATCTCATATCCTGCAAAGAAATTGGCGATTATTAGGAGAAGGCACAAACACCATCCCCATACGGTGGAAAACACCACCGTCAATTTATTCAAGAAATGTTCTAAGATCATTGTTATGTTCATTTTAATATTTTGCTTCAATCTTAATGCCTGTCATGGTGATTGTCACCTTGTCAACGGTCTGTCCGTCCATCTCCAGCTGTTCCTTGATCAGGGTTCTCCAGTAGATGGGATCATTGTCAAGCAGCATGTCGCTGATACCGACTCCCACGGATGGATTCTCCTTCAGCTCACCCTTATGGAGGGAAAGCACCAGTGCCTGATTCTGTCTGAGCACATCACCCACGAACAGGCTTCCATGCTTCACGATTGGTTCCAATATAGGAGAATCCTTGTTGTATTCAAGTTGTATTCCTTCCATGTCAATGCTTTATTTTAACATCCTCATAGTCGCCCTTGTCGAACGTCTTTGCGGATTCCATTGGTTTAACTGTAGTGAAGGTTCCACCGGGATGGCTCACGGTCACCTGATGGGTGTGGCTGTTGAAGGATTCCACAAGCTCGTTGATTTTATCGGTCAGCTGGCCAATATTGATGAGTCCTCCCAGCTTGCCACCATTGATGACGATGGTATCGATGTGGTCCACCTGTAGAACGACAAGTTCCGTGAGGTCTCCCGACAGGCTGCCAATGGTCACGGCACTCCCCACCTTTGGGGTGATGAGCATCAGTCCGTCGTCGGCAAGTTCTGATGCTTTGAGTCTTACTCCAGGGATGTTGATGTTTCCCACGGTCACCTCACAGAGGTTGCCGTCAACCGACTTCACGATTCCCTGATAGATGGAGATGGTCTTTCTTCCACCTGCCACATTTCTCAAATGTTCCTGCAACTGTCTGTAATCATCCATATCCTAACTGAGTCTGAATCCCAAATTAACTTTTCTCTTGCCACCTTCTTTTGAGAACTCCGTTGTCACGGCCGTCACGAAGTAGGTTCCATCCTTGTAGGGATAGTCCGCATCATGGAGAGTCACGCTGTCTGACGGTCTGCATACCGGGATGAGCCACCCCGTGATGCTTCCCTCATAGCCATCAAAGCTTCTGCGCTTCACCTCCAGTTCACCACGAGCCTTCATGGATGCCTCGTCGTTGGTGGCACACTTGATTTCAATCCTGTCTCCTCCAGTTGAACCTGTCTCGATCTCCTTGACGGTTCCGTCTGGCATCAGAGCCTTCACGATGACCTGTATCTTCTTGTCTTCTGCCCGATGGTAGGTGAGGTTGTCTTCCTCCACGTTCAGGGCAAAGTCATAGAAGCATTCCACTCCCATCTTCTCGCCTGGAGGATGAATGTGCAGGGTCTCGTCCTGTAGATAGATGTCCGCCCCACATTCCTCCTGCACCTTCTTCAACACATCATAGCCAGTGGCATTGTTGATGACAAACTTGTTGTATGTCCAGGAGTAGGAGCACTCCACCTTGAATGACAATCCACATCCGGTTACCACCTTTGAGAGAAGATCCTTGAGGGAAACCTTCATCAGAACCTCGTTTCCGATGTCCTTTCGGAACAGAAAGAGGTCATCTTCGCAATGCAGTTTGATATTTCCTCCATCGGTCGATATGCGCTGAAGCCATCCCTCGAATTCCGTTTCAAGTCCCGGCTCCTTGTAGCCTAGGGTAATGATCACCTTGTCACCACGGTGAAGTTTATCCTCTATCTGGAGAGCCTTGTTGTATTCGGATGCAGGGAGTGTGATGACTGCCGTGTCTGCCAGGAGTTCCACGCTCCGGTGGATTTCCACCTTGTCAATCATGCAAAGCTTGTATTTGCCGATTCTTATGTCAAAAGCCATTGTGTACATATCATCATGCGTTTAAGTCATCACGGCTCAGAAGCAACTTGTAGATGTCGTCACTGTATGCCTGGATGGTATAGTTCTGATTTGCCGTTCCCGATGTGAACGGGATGTCCCAACTCTCGATGGCAAGCTGGCTGATTCCGAAGATTTCGAGCAAAGGATTGAGCACCTTCACATGACCAGCTTCACAGAAGTTTCTAAGCTTGGCCACATCTGCTTCAGGATATTTACCATCCTCACCAAAGAGGATTCCCTCAATCCTCACGCTGTAGTCATCCTGCGTCCACCTCTCCTTGATGCTTCCCTTGATGGTTCCCTTCGACACATGTCGCCTGGTGATAATGTTCTGACCATTCAGACTGATCATCGGTTCCGTAGGGAAAAGCCATTCCTTCGCACCAGACTCCTCCAGCTGAAAGCGGAGAGGCAGCACCATGGGGATTCCCCTTGCATTGGTACGTACCACGTCGGCAAGTTCCTCATCGGTCATCTTGTCAACATCGAATCCGGAACTCTCCGGAATGGTCTTTGCCGCTGACAGGTAGCCAAGGTTCACACCATGGAAGTTGTTTTCACGGAACAGCCAGTATGGTGGAATCTTGGTGAGTCCCATGGCTCGCAAGGCCAAGTTCTGTAATATGAATCTGTTCGTTGTGCTCATCGGTCTGTACTTGTTGCTATTGACAAGGCCCGGTTCATGCACTGGAGCACGACACGCTCCAACTCCGTTGTGTCCGTCTTGTCGTTCATTGTCACTTGAATGTTGTCGAAGAACTTTCCTATGGTGATGTGGATGTTAGAACTTCGGGAACCGCCTGTGGCCAGAGCATCGGCTGTGGACTTGCCACCACGTCCGCCTTTACTGCCACTACCAGCCTTGCCACCACCACCAGAGCCGAACATCACGTCTTGCGTGCTTCCCTTCAGCCCCGGTTTGGCAATGCTACGGTGTGGTGCTTGAGCTGTTTCATGAGGGTATAGGGTCGAGCCTTTTCTGCCTTCTTCCCTTGAATGCCGCTGATAGTTGTTTCTGATTCCATTTGCAAGAGTCCTCGTATTACCCACGGCATTGGCGGCAGCATTGACTCCACTGATTTTCTTGGCTCCCGAAACGGCATGATTCCAGGCTGCCTCGAAGTTTCCGCTGAAGAGTTCTCCCAGAGCCTTGCCCAGTTCTCCAACACCACTGAGCAAATCCTTGATTCTATCCGTCACGTAGTTCTTGATGATGGAGCCAAAGCCCTTCATGGTGTCCCACATGGTGAGGATGAAGGCACGGAACCCGGCAAATCTGTTCCAGCAGTACACGATGCCAGCTGTGAGGGCAGCGATGCCGGTAATGATCAGTCCTATAGGATTGGCATTCATGGCAGCATTCAGTAACCATTGTACACCTGCCCACACCCTGGTGGCTCCACTCACCACCGTGATGATTGCACCGTATGCAGTCATGGCTATGTTGTGAAGGTTGAAGGCAATGGTGGCAACGCCAATGACAGATGCCACATATCCTATTTTGGCTCTCCATCTGAAGAAGAATCCGATGGTTGCAGATACGGCATCCGCAAGCCATCTGAACAGTCTTCCTGCAATATTGGAGATGAGAGCGAAACCATCCCATACTGGCTGCAAGTCGGTTGCCCACAAAGCGATGGAGTCAACGACATCAAGGACACTTCCCGAAACATTCTGAAACAGGTCGATGGCTTGCAGGATGAACGGTTGTATCTTGTCATACACCTCCACGGCCCGCTGCTGAACCAAGCCGATAGCCGTGCTCCATTTTCCTGCAACGGTCTTGCTCTGTTCCTCCATCATGCCATGGAACATACCTCCAACACCTGTTGCATGCTGCAAGGCAGCAGATACGGCATCCACGCCAATTTTTCCCTTGCTCATCATGTCTTGCAGTTCCTGGTAGGACTTGCCCGTCATGTTCTGGAGTTCCTTCAATGGGTTGAATCCTGCATTGATGAACTGCAACAGGTCCTGACCCGACATCTTTCCGGCAGCACAGACCTGTCCGAACACAAGTGCCAGGGAGTTGAGCTTCTCAGAGTCGCCCATGGAAATGTCTCCCAGCTGCTGGAGCCGCTGCATGACATCATCACCAGCCACGCCAAAGTTCAGAAGCATCTGTGCTGCACCCTCCAGGTTGAGATTGGAGAATGGGGTGGCTGCTGCGAATCCGTTGATCTGTTGAAGCAGTTTCCCTGCCTTGCGCTCATCACCCACCAGTACACGGAAGGCAACACTTGTCTTCTCAGCCTGTGACCCCAATGCCGTGATTGCACCGATGCCAGCACCAATGATGGTATAGGGATTCATCAGGAAGTCCATGCCGGGCAGAGACATCAGGGAGTTCTTGAAGTTGGAGAACGAGAAGGCTTCCTGAAGGCGTGTCCTTACGGATGTAGCCTTTCGGGATATGCTGTCAAGCTGTTCAGACGTGCGCCTTGCAACGCTCATCACGTTGCCCTCGCTTGCCTGAAGCTTGATAAGAAACTGTAATACACTTTTAGCCATCAGTCCTGTTCTCTGCTATTTTTATATCCTTCAAATATCTGATAGTCCACGCCCACTGTTCATCGGGAAGCGTGTCGGGATCCAGACATAGATTATATCTCAGCAAGGTATCTATATACAAGATGCTGCTTGCATCGACATCCTCTATACCTGCATCCTCTAGAGTTTTTTTATCTCTGCCTCCTTCACCTTCAGAACTTCCTCAAGCTGGGAGCATGCGGCAAAGAAGAGGTCATCATCGGTAAGGATTTCCTCATCACCATCGAGCCACAACTGCTTGAGCAGGGCTTCCTGCATCTTGATCGGGTCTTTCACCACGCTCACGTAACTGAGATCCTTGCGTGTCGGCTTACGGATGATGCACGACTTTCCGCCTGTCTCAATCTGGAAGATTTCGCCATGCTGCTTCTTCCAGTCTTCCACTTTCTGCTTATCTACTTTCATTTTCAAATCGGTTTTAAATGTTATTTGAATGGTGTTCAAACGCTATGCGCCCTTCTTGTCGAGGAAGATAAAAGGAAGCACCTTCTCCTGGAATTTGTCTCCCTGCTTCCATGCGGTCTTGTCTTCTGTAAATTCCGCACCCACGAGGATGTCCGTCACGATGGCATCACCCTTGGAGGCATTGCCGTAGGCTACCACGATGTCGAACGATGCGTCAAGGATGTCTCCACCACAAGCCTGTTTCAACGACTCGTACTCGCTTTGGAGCAAGGTGATGGAACCCTCATACGACTTGTTGCCTCGCTGGATGCCGTGCGGCTTGTTGCCCTTGGCATATACGGCTTCTTTCTCCTGCTTGGGATTGTACTCTACGGCACGGAAGCCTGTGACAGGGCGGCCAGCCAGAACCACGGAGATGTCTGCCCATTCATATTCTCTTGAATTAAACATAATCTTTAACTGTTGCTAGTTTCTACCAAAAATCCCAGATTTACGTCCACATATCGGGCATAACCGTATGGGCGTACCTTCAGAGTTACGAGAACCTTGGATGTACTGAGCACATTCTGTGTCTCGTCGATGTAACACTTGCATCCCTCGCCATCAGAGGATGCACACAATTCACCATTGGCGGTCATCTGCTTGTTGATGCCGTTCTCCACGGTCTGCTGCCAGCTCTTGACGATGCCTACCTGCAAGGTTCCGTCCTCGTTGACTTCAAACTCATCGAGGAGCATGTCAAGCAGCAGGTTGTAGGCAATGCGGTAAGCCTTGTCAATCACCCTGCGTGTGGCAATGTGCGAATAATCACCAGTAGGGTCACATGCCAGGTTATCGTCTGCATAGAAGTAGCCTGTTCTGCCTACGTATTTACGGGGAACGATGTAGCCCTTCTCGAAGATGCCCCTGATGGCACTCTCTGACTCGTCAACCTTGCTTGCACCCACGAACATCTTCAATGGGGCAAGAGAGCCATCCTTCACCCGTCCAATATTGCGCTGCACAGGGATGCTTGCCACACGGCCAAGTAAGGTTCCGATACTTGCGCCCTTGGATGAAGCCACGGTGTCACCGATGGTGATGCCTACACGGTCGTATTTCTCCTGGGTCATGTCCTTCAGCTCCTTGGAAGAATCATAGTTTCTTCCCTCCAGGATGAAGAACAGAGGAGCATAGAGGTCAGCGGTTGCCCATTCTGCCAGCTGCTGTGCCTTAGGCAAGGCTGTGAACACATCGGGGTCAAGTCCTTCTGCACTTTTCTCCGTAGTACCAGTGTTGAGGTTGGCGATACCGATACCTCTGAGGTTGCCGTTCTGCTTGGCAATCAGGTCACGTGCGTATCCTGCATTCGTCTGTGTATAGTCACAGAGGGCAGTCACGGTTGTTGTTGGGGCCACTGGGTAGAGGATGAGCTTTGTGCCAGCATCTGCCTCGTCATAGAACTCAGATACCTGCTTGTAGAGGGCTGCGTTGTTTTCCGAGGTGACGCCAAGAGCTGCGAGGTCATCCATGCTCGTGATGGTATAGGCTGTATTGAGCACCATCGTGCTTGCCACAGTCGCTGCACCGCAAATGAGGGCCATGAGGCCGTCGGCACTTTCACCGACGGTTCCCAGCTGGCCATTGAGAAACTGAATTTTTACTCTCGGTAAAATCATAGAGTCTGTATTAATGAGTTAACGGTTAGGCTGCGTTGCTCTCGATGATGACTGCGATGCCCTTGCCATCGTAGCGACGTGGAGAGCCACCAGCGCGAACGAGGAATGAATAGATGTCACCATAGTAGGTTGGGCTGCCTGTATCATCGAACATCTTCACCTCACCGAGGGCACGGCTCACACAGTCCTGCTGCCAGGCAAGACCTGCCGCAAGCTCAGTTGCTACTGCTTCTTCCTCCCATTTCAGCAAGGCTCCACCATTGGCGGTTGTACGGAGCACCTGTGAACGCTGCATGATCTCAAAGCCATAAAGCTTGCCGAGAACGCCTCTTGAGGCATCGGCACAGGAGAGGAATGCTGAAAGTTCCTTGTCGGTCAGGTCGTCGAGCAGGTCAGCATACATGACGGAGTCAACGAGCAGAAAGCGGTTCTCTGCCGGAACATCGTCCTTGTTGAACTGAATCATGGCCTTCATCACGGCAGCCTTGGTAAACTTCTTGCGGTTGCCTGTGGCTGTACCTGAAGTATGCGCCTCACGGGCATCACCTGTAGTAAAAATCTTATTCTTCAAACTTCCAGCCCACTTGTAGAGCAGGTTCTGGGCAGCCGTCTTCTGCAACTGCTTGCGGTCGTTGGCAAGGATGCTGTTGCGCTTGTTGTATGAAAGCTCCACGCTGTCCACGTCGGAGAGGTGAATAGGGTCTGTTGTCAGCTCGTCGATGTCGTAGGTGAGTTCCTGGTCAGTTCGTTCCTTGATGGTCGCTGGCTTCTCAGATCGGTTGATAACGACACTCGAAGGTTTGCCTGCGTTAGGGATGTGAACGGTCTTGACGTTCACGAAGTCGGAGTCATCAATACTTTTCGCCATGAAGGAATCATCAGGGAAGAAATTCTCGACGATGGTATTGATCCAAATTTGTCTGTTTAATGCCATTTCTTTAAAATATTAAAAGTTATTACTCAATGTAGTCCACACCGAACTTCTGCTTGTAGAGGTCCTTGAAGAGTGTGAAGTCCTGCTGCTTCAAAGTGCCAAGGTTGTTCTCCTTGTCAATCTCGTCCCAGCTCTTGTTTGCGAAGCTTCCAGCACCATGCTGGTCAGGATGGATGAAGTCAACCGCACGGTTCTGTACCCGGCCCTTCATGCCGTCGATGAGCTTGATGGCGTTCTCACGGTCGTTCTTCAAGAGGTTCTTGAAGGTTTCCACCTGCTCCTGGGCAATCTTGCCAGCCTTGACAGCGTTGCTGATGAGGGTTTCATCCTTTTCCTTGTGCAGCTTGTCAAGTTCCGCCTTGTAGGTATCAACGGTCTTCGACAGGGCATCAGCCCTGGTTGCCTTGTTTGTCAAATTTACGATGTGTGCCAAGATCGCACTTGAATCCGCCTTGTCTTCAAAAGTCGGAATCTTCTTGATGTCATCTAATAATGCCATTTCTCCTTTGTTTTGTGGCTTGAAGTCAAGCCGGTTATTAAAATAGTTATAAATACCTTCAGTAGTAGTCGGTGGGTCCGCCACCTCATCCATCTCATAGATGCCATCCACAAGTTTCATCTCAAGAGCCTCGCTTGCGGAAATCCAGTGATCCTGCCCATCGAAGTATTTCTTCTCAACCTCCTCTGCCGTCATGCCGAGGCGTTTGGCAACCATGGTGGCGAGGTTGGTCTGCAATTTTTCCATCTGCTCCGCTGTCTGACGGAGTTCGGAGGCATTGCCGTATGTGCCACCGCTCACGTTATGAAGCATAAGTTTGGCATAGGGACTCATAAGGAGAGGCTTTCCACATAAGGCAATGATTGCAGCGATGCTCGCTGCCACTCCATCAATATATATGGTGATGTCGCCCTTGGATTGTCGGAGGGCGTTGTAGATGGCCATACCGCTGAAAACATCTCCACCCTGGCTGTTTATGCGCACCTCGATCTTGCAGTCCTGGTTCTCATTTGCGAAAAGCTCGCTAACCACACGGCTGCTATCTACGGAACATCCTTCTCCGACTTCTCCATAGAGCATGATGATGGTCTTGCCATCACCTTTTATTATATTGCTAAATTTCTTTTTCATGCTCGAATTTTTCTGCAAATATCGGGACTTTTTTCGACTTATGCAAATGTCGGTTCTAGCGTGAACTCCGTGGGCATCAACGTAGTGTTCATGAGCATCACCCTAGAAAGACGATTTCTTTTTTTGCCATTTTATTCAGACCTTTGCAGTACAAAACTCTATTTATATGGTAAAAAGTAACATTAACAAGAAGGATATTGCCAAGGATCTCTACCTCAAGGGCGGATGCACCCAGGAAGAGATTGCTGCCAAGGTGGGAACCACCAGACAGACGGTTTCCCGATGGGCAAGGGAAGGCAAATGGGAGGAACTGCGTGCCTCGTTCACCATTTCCACGGAAAACATCCTTGCAGGAATGATCCGGCAGGTAAGCGAGATTCAGAACCAGGCAAACGCACGAAAGGAGGGTGAGCGTTCCTTCACCCCAAAGGAGGCGGACACCGTGGTCAAGATTACGTCAGCCATCAAGAAGTTGCAGAACGATGCTGGTATCACCGACATCGTCAACGTGGGCATCAAGTTCACCAACTGGCTCCGTGGCATCGACATCGAGAAGGCGAAGGAGTACAATGAACTCTGGGATTTATTCATTAAAGATCAGCTGAAATGACACAAGATGAAAGAAACGCCTTGAAAAGGTGGGAAGAACACCACAAGGCCATTGCTGCCGATGTGCCTGTGGAAGACTGGCTCTCACAGAGCGACATCGACCGGAAGAGAAAGAAACTGGAGGAAGACCCGATTGCATGGATCACATACTTCTTCCCCAAGTATGCCAAGTATGAGTTTGCGCCCTTCCATGTACGTGCCATCAGACGCATCATCGAGCATGATGAATGGTACGAGGTCCTGTCATGGAGCCGTGAGCTTGCCAAGTCAACGGTGGCAATGTTCATCTGCATGTACCTTGCCCTGACAAAACGGAAGAAGTTCTTTGTCCTGGCATCGGCCACCATCGACTCTGCCAAGCGACTCCTTGCACCCTACAAGATCAATTTCGAGTCAAACCCTAGAATCCGTCAGTTCTACGGTTCACAGATGACCCTCGGACAGTGGACGGATGGAGAGTTCACGGCCAAGTGTGGAGCCAAGTTCTTCGCTCTGGGTGCTGGTTCCGCTCCACGTGGTGCTCGTAATGAGGACATCCGACCGGATGTCATCTACATGGATGACTTCGACACCGATGAGGATTGCCGCAACCCGGAAACGTTGAAGAAGAAATGGGACTGGTTCGAGGCTTCGCTTTATCCTACACGTTCCATCTCAGAACCGACCCTGATTCTCTGGTGTGGCAACATCATTGCCAAGGACTGCTGCATCAGGCGTGCTGGTGAAAAGGCAAGACATTGGGACATCGTGAACATCCGTGACAAGAACGGACGTTCCACCTGGCCAGCCAAGAACACGGAGGAACAGATCGACACCGTGCTCTCCAATATCTCCACCAAGAGCGCACAGGCAGAGTACTTCAACAATCCGGTGAGCGAGGGAACCATCTTCAAGTACCTGCCGTTCGGCAAGGTTCCGCCTCTCAGGAAGTTCAAGTTCCTCATACTCTATGGTGACCCTGCCTATTCCGATTCAAGGAAGAAGGCAAGTTCCACCAAGGCTCTGTGGCTCATCGGCAAGTACAAGGGCGTGTACTACATCATCAAGGGATTCCTTGCCCGTGAACTCAATGCCACCTTCATCGGCTGGTATTTCGACATCATGGACTATGTGGGAGGAAAGACCAACGTGTATTGCTACATGGAGAACAACAAGCTCCAGGATCCTTTCTTCAACCAGGTGTTCAAGCCCCTGCTGCGTGAGGAATGCAAGGCCAGGAACAGGCAGCTCTACATCAAGGGCGATGAGCGCAAGAAGACCGACAAGGCAACCCGTATTGAGGCGAACCTGGAGCCGATAGACAGAAACGGAGCCTGGATCTTCAACGAGGAGGAACGTGACAACCCACACATGCAGGAACTCATCAACCAGTTCAAGCTCTTCGAGATGCACCTTCCATACAATGCCGACGGTCCCGACTGCATAGAGGGCGGAATCACCATCCTTGAAAACAAGGTCGTGGAGATGGAGCCGACAGTCACCATCTCATACGAAGAACTCAATGATAACAACCCATACAGAATGTAACTATGGCAAAATTCATCAACACATCGGACTACGATGCCACCATACATCGTGAAATCCTCGACTCCCTGCTCCGCAAGGAGTCAGCCACCTACGACCCACAGATTATTGAAATCTGCGAGGACAGGGCTATAGCAGAAATGAAGGGCTATCTCAACAAGACCTACGACTGTGAAAAAATCTTCTCAGCCGAAGGAGAGGAAAGAAACGCCCTCATCCTCATGTTCGCCATCGACATCACCGTCTATCACATCTTCTGCCAGCACAATCCCTACAAGCTGGCTAAGATACGACAGGACCGATACGACCGGGCCATCGAGTGGCTCAAGGGAGTGATGAACGGAGACATCACCATCGACGGTGCTCCAAAGCTTCCCGATGATGAGGTGGCAAATAACTCAAGATGGCAAATCATGGCAGATGATGTCAGACCCACATTATTATAATATAATAAGGTAAGAAATGAAAAAGCAAAAGAATAGACTCGGACGCAAGCCTGGCAATGGCAGTTCCAGCAAGATAATACAGGGTGGTTTCAGAAAGATTGCAGGAAACCGCCCACCAGACGTGTTCCTTCAGATGCCTGAACTTTTCATGTTCAACATGAAGGACTACATGGATTCAGTAAGAAACGCCAAGAGCATTGATTTCTCCTATCGTGTCAAGCTCTTCGACATGTACGAGTCGGCACAGCTCGACCTTCACCTCTCCGGTGTGCTCGACAAGCGACTCCGTGGCGTAACCCGAATCCCTATTGAGTTCCAGCGTAACGGCAAGCCGGATGATACCATCAACCGACAGCTTCGCTCTCCATGGTTCAAGCAGCTGTGCAAAGACCTGGTGATGTCACAGTTCTACGGCTTCACCCTCGTTCAGTTCTACCTCGACGATGAGGGCGATATTCGCTACGATCTCATCAACCGCAAGCACTACGACCCGGTATTCCATAAGATTCTGAAATACCAAGGCGATCTGGATGGAGTTGACATCGAGAACTTCTCCAATACCCTGTTTGTAGGTACGGAGCGTGGACTTGGCATCTTTGCAGAGATTCTTCCTGCCGTCCTCTACAAGCGTGGAGACATGAGCGACTGGGCGAAGTTCTGCAACATTTTCGGGATGCCTATCCGTGAGTACACCTACGATGCCGGGGATGAGGATGCCCGAAAGAAGATTATTGCCGATGCTAGAAACCAGGGAAGCAATGCCGTGTACATCCACCCGAACGAGAGTGAGATGAAACTGATCGAGGCTGGGAACAAGACAGGTTCTTCTGCCCTTTACCAGAACTTTGCCGAGTATTGGGACAGCAAGATCTCCATTCGTGTGCTGGGCAACACCCTTACAACAGATGCAAAGGACACGGGAACCCAAGCCCTCGGAACCGTACACAAGGAGGAAGAGAATGACATGAACGTGGATGACCGCAATTTCCTCCTCGACATTCTGAACTACGACATGAAGCCTATCTTCACAAGCCTGGGCTTCAATGTGGAGGGTGGAGACTTCGTCTACGCCCACAAGGATAAGGTGGACACCCAGGAGATGCTCAACGTGGTGAAAGGCATGAAGGAAATGGGCTTACCGATGGATGATGACTGGCTCTATGAAACATTCGGCATCGAGAAGCCGAAAGACTACGACAAGCAGAAGGAAAGCATCGAGGCACAGAAGCAGGTCATCCGTGAGAGCCTTCAGAGAGCAGGGGAAGAACCCCACAGGGAAGAGCCTTTGAACACTGATAAAAAACCGTTCAAAGACCGCTTGAAGAGTTTTTTCGGAGTAGCCCCAGCTATCGGGGCGGACACCGACTTCTGATTGATACGCTTTATTATGGAGACCATCAATGCCAGTGCGGACACCACCATTTCGACAACGTGGATGGTGCAATCCGCTTCAATGCAGACATTCTCTCCCAGTTCCTGAAAACCATTTATCGGGGCTTCGATACCGAAAACGGAATAGAGGGAGCCATGTGGCGTGAGGTGCTGCGTGTCATCAACGAGGGAACCGTGGAAGGTCTTGCCAAGGCAAAGACCCCACCAACCCATGAGGAAGACTTCTACCGGGCACTCAGACACTCCAACGAGGTGTTTGCCGCCTTCAAGGTTCACACCATGGGCAAGGAGATGGCCTCAAAGCTCTATGATGCCGACGGCAAGCTGAAACCTTTCTCCAAATGGGTGGAAGACGTGCGCTCCATCAGTTCCCACCAGGTGGGTTCCTGGCTGAAGACTGAGTATGATACGGCAGTAATCCGTGCGCACGCTGCTGCCGACTGGAGAGAGTTCAAGAGAAACAAGGACATCCTTCCAAACCTCAGATGGATGCCTACCACCTCGAAGGAGCCGGAGAGAAACCACAGGGTCTATTGGAAGATGAAACTCACCCTCCCGGTAGATGATCCTTTCTGGAATGAGCATCACCCAGGTGACCGATGGAACTGCAAGTGCTCGCTTGAAGCCACCGATGACCCCGTTGTCCGTCCCAAGGACATGGAACCGACCAAGCCACAGAGAGGTCTGGAGAACAATCCTGGCAAGGATGGACACACATTCAGCGACAATCATCCTTATTTTCCAGACAAGTGTAGCCATTGCTTTGCATATAAGAAAAGTAGTCTAAAAAATCGACTTAAATATTTATTTAATAATCACCAAAAAGACTGCTATAATTGTCCTTATATAAAAGGATGTTTAGAGCGCATGTCAAATAATGGTTTTAAATTAGAAAAAGTATTTAAAAATGGAGGAAAACTATATGTTCATCCAAATGTAGATTTTGATAAAAATGATTACAAGGAAATGAAACAGATTTGTCTCCAATTTGCAAAACTTGGTCATGAAGTAAAAATGACACCACGTTTACACTTCAAATCAGAAGAATATCAGCTGATTTATGGCAATTTAGAAAATACAAAATTTTATAAGAAATGTCCTGATTTCTCTGTAGATGGAACATTTTATGAATATGAGGGCTTCGAAAAGCCATGGAAGAAGAAAAAGGTTGGTAAGATGCTCTCGCATGGAATGGCTCAATCTGATTGCGTTGTAATAAACAATACTAAAGGATGTTCTGATAGATTCATAAGAAAACAAATAGTTGCTCGACAAAGACTGAATCCTTCTGCGTTCAAAGAGGTGTGGGTTTATGAAAAAGGAAAAATAAGGCCTATATTGATTAATAGGCAGTTCGTAAAAAACAACAGGGGAGCATAAATACTCCCCTGCAAGGCAACATGCCGTAGCATATGCTAACTTCTTACGAAGCTGCTGCAAAGATACAACATTTATCTGAATCGCAAAACAAAAACAGAAAAAAGTTTCATTATGGATGCAAAAAACATAGAAAAACTGGTTGAAAAGGCCAAAGATGACATAATGAGGGAGGTGAATGACCGCCTCCCTCGCAAAGTGGGAGTGATTGCAGTCAACCATTTCAAGCAGAATTTCCGTGATGGTGGCTGGCTTGATGATGGTCTGCATCCATGGAAAAGAACACTCAGACAGAAGCAGGGTGGTCCTGATGCCAAGTATGGTCCGCTTACTTCCAGAAGAAACCATCTGATGAGTTCCATCCAGAGCACCCCCGGTGTCGGTGAAGTCACAATAGAAAATCCAGTCCCATACGCCTCCATCCACAATGATGGTGGAGACATCACCACGCACCCAACCGTATCACCCAAGATGAGACGCTATGCCTGGCACATGGCTTACTCGCTTGCTGGCATCAACGGGAAAGGATCGCTCCCCAAGGAACTCCCGGAAGAGGCACGCTTGTGGAAGTGCCTTGCCCTCACACGGAAAACGAAAATCACGGTGAAGGCGCACATTCCACAGCGTCAGTTCATGGGAGATTCCAGGGAACTGCAAGTGAAAGTTAACAAAACTATTAACGAATCATTGGAGAAAATAAAAGATGGAATTATTTCTTTATCAAATCATTGATCATGTCAAGGAGGGAATGCCTAGTCTTTCCCTCGTTGATGAAAACTACGGCCAGCTAGAGAACATCGACCAGAGCGAGACCGACATGTACCCCTTAACCTATCCGGCTGTGCTCATCGACCTTCAGGAAGCATCATGGAGCAACCTGGAGGGAAAAAGCCAGAAGGGAACCATCAAGGTGAACGTCCAGCTGATCATCGACTGCTATGATGATACCCACTATGGAAGTGGAACCATGGAGGCTATCAGGCAGAGGGCTGCCATGGTGGAGGAACTTCACCGTCTCTTGCAGGGCTATCGCCCGAAGGAGGATGGCATGCTGGTGAGGGAGACTTCCAAGTTCTACACCTTCAACCATGGTATCAAGGTTTATGAAATGGTATATTCCATTTCTGCCACCGACATCATCAAGGACACCCAAACAGTTGCCCCTCCTCGTAAGGTGACGGTTTCTGTGAAGAAGCTTTAGAACGTGGCTTCAGCTTGAAACCGGTGAACAGAGGCTTTTCTATTCGCTTTCCATCCACGGTTACACCTGCCTGGATCATATCCCGTATAATCTGCATGATACGACTTTCCGAGAGAAAGAACTCTTCTGTGCTCAATCTCTTCAAAGCGTCATCGAAGCGAAGCCTCTTCACCTCAGTCCAGAAATAGTAACGCTCATAAATACGGATGTTCCTGGTATTGACCAGTTCTTTGTCTCTTCCCTTTGCCATGGCTGCAAAAATAACAAAAATATTCCAAATATGGGCATAAAAAAAGAGGCATTCTTTTCAGGATGCCTCATTTTCTGTTTAATAATTAAACACTTCTGCTACAAGCGGCAGAAAGATGGTTCAATCTTGCGCCAAACGCCATCTTCACCACGGATGCTGAAGTAATAGCTTACCACCGTCTCCTTGGCTACGTTGCTCTCACGGAACAGGTTCATGATGCTGGTGTATTCCTCATCGTTGAACTTGCCTTCCAGCTGATAGAGCTTGCTGATGCTCGTATAGTTGAGCTTACCATTGCGGTTGCGCTCAAGCAGGTTCATGCAGAGCTGGTACATCGGATCATCCTTGCCCTTCTCGCTCTTCTCGATGTAAGCACCAAGGAAATCCATCAGTCTCTGGGCAGCCAGTTCGGCACGCTCGTCGAATCCCTTCACATCCTGGCTCTTCACCTCAAACTTGAAGTCACCCACCACGAGGGTGTAGCCACGCTGGTCCTTGTTGCGAAGCTTGCCATACTCGGCCATCACCTCCTTGAAACCCTCGCCCTCCTTGTCGAGCCAGTCACGGAAATCCTTCACTCTCAAAGAGATTTCCACCACCTTGTCTTTCACGCTCTTGGCAAAGTTGTCACGGATGCCCTCATAGGCATTGCGCTTGTCAAGTTCACTCTGCTGCTTCTTGGCAGCCAACTTCTTCAGCAGTTCCTCCTGCTGCTCGGCACTGAGGCCGTTCAAAAATTCTTCTGTATTCATAATCTTATAAATAATAATAGTTATTCTTCTTTCTTTTTAAGAATCATTCTCAGTTTCTTGGATAGCTGCTGCAATTCCTCGATGTCAAGTTCTGCAAACACCTTACCCGCTATCTTCGGACTCTTGCAGTAGTCATTGATGGCTGGCCAGCTGGTGGTATCAACCCCAATCTTTTGCAAGAGCTTCAGGCAGGAACTGCGCTTCTTTCTGCGCTGCTCCACATAGATGTCTCTTTTTTCAGGGAAACGTTTCTCCAGAAGGTTGCAAAGGTCATCATACTCTTTTCGTGTGATTTCCTTCAAACTCTCTGTTCTGCCTCCGGTGGCTATGTAAACCATTTCTTTCTTGAAGAACTCATCGTCGCCGATTTTCGGTACACGCTTCAAGATGGAGTAGAACCGTGCGAAATTAGTCACTTGCTGTTCCATAAGCCCTAATCTTTACAGGTTGGCTTCCAGGTAATGTTGATGACTGCATCAAGTTCACCCTTGCCTTTACACTTCGGGCAGGTAACCTTGATACCTTGCCCCATGTCATCCGCTCCCCAGTACCAGCCGTTGCCCTGGCAGTACTCACAGCGATGACCCACACTCACCAATGTCTCACGAGTGTCGCCATTCATGTCTGGCTTCAACTCAATCATTCTTCTAACTCTACTCATTTTCAGTTTCCATTAAATTATTGTTTATATACTCGCTTTTCAACGCATCAACCGACATGTCTGACAGCTTGCCGGCCAGATCATCATAAATCAGCTGCTGGTCCATATAGGTGAAGTCCTCAGTATTCTTCTTGATGAACTCCATGATCTTATTGATAACTTCCTCCATAATCACTTGGTTTGATAAGTTACTTCCTTGTATTGATACCACTTGATGATTCTGTTTGCCCATACCAGACTCTTGGTCTCGATGACGACACAGCCCGGATGCTTCTTCGAGCGATGCACGAGCATGTCACAGCTGTAGTTATGGTTTACCCAGTCATCCATCAGTGTGCTTGCCATGATGCCTTCCATCAGGATATAGATGGTGTCACCTTCTTTATATTCCTTTTCCATTCCTTTTCATTCCTTTTTATTCCTCACCCCAATATTTGTTGGCTCCTTCCTCCCAGATGGTATAGTTACCCTTCTCTCCGATGAAGCGACCTTTTGAGAAAGCCTTGAAACCCTCCACCCATATCTTCAGGGTGGCATCATACATCACGCTCTGAGCAGCACTGCCTCGTGGGGCGGTTCCGGAAGCATGACTGATGAAGATGATGAGTTTGTCCTTGTGAGCCTCCTTGAAACGGATATACTCCTTATAATTCATCTGTGTGTACTGGAAGGAGTCTATCACCACGATGTTCACGCTCTTGCGCTTATCCAGTCGGTCACTCAGCTCCCTCATGTTCTCACCGTTCAGCAGGTAGAACGATTTGTTCACCTCGTTCATGCCATATCGCTTCAAGGTGTTCTGCATGGTCAGCGAGTCACCTTCCTCCAGGCTGTTGTATGCCACACGGTCAAACTCACAGAGCTGCTTGCAGAGCTGCATCACAAAGCTTGTCTTTCCGTTTCCACTCTTGCCCCAGATGAACCAGACTCCTGTACGTTCTGGCTCACCGAAGGCATCCTTCCATTTTCCCTTGAAGGCAAATGTTTTCTTCTTCTGCTTCAACACTTCCTTCACCGTCAATGCTCTTGTCATTTTCTGATAGTTTTAATTCTCTTGATTCTATGAATGCTCTTCTTCACCCTTCGCAAGTCGTACTCACAGGAGTTTGATTCTACAATCACCTCGTTGATGTCCTTCTCGTCGGTCAGTCCGTTGGCCACACAGATGGCATAAACATCGTGTGGCGTGGTATCATCCAGCTCGAAGTACTTCCTGCCAATGCGGCTGTAGAACTCCTTGTAGCCACGTTTCTTGCATCTGAGGCCACGGTCAATGCGTGTCTTGATGTAGTCAGTGGAGAGGAACACCACGCCACATTTGTCCTCAATCTTGTTGTAGAGGCTGATGAAGTACTGGAAGACACTCTCTATGAGTTTGTCCGCTTCATCAAACACCAGCAGGGGAGCATCCATCTTGATCAGCTCGTTCTGGATGGTAATCCAAAGCTCTCTCACCGTGAACCCGTCGGTTCTGATACCCATCTTGTGGGCTATCTCTCTTACGAAGTCACCCTTGTGCAGGTCTTCAGAACAGAGGATGTAATATACCTCACGGTTCTCTTCACCGAAGATTCTTGCCGTGGTGGTCTTGCCGCATCCGGCCTCACCCACAACCCATGTCACGTTCTTGAAGGTCTGTGCATCCTTCATGGCAATGGTAATCTCGTGGAAGGCATGTGTCTCCACCACCTGCCAGTCCTTCTCGCTGCCGTTCACCAGTCCCACCTGGTCACTCACCTTGCGCCACATGTCCTCGCTGATGTTGTCCCACTTGCCGTTGAGGATATTGCTCACGGTTCCGGCACTCGTTCCCTTCATACTTGCCACGGCCTTGTTCTGGCTTGCGAACTTGGCAACATACAATCTCAGTCTGTTCGCTATCTGTTGTTTGTCATTTTTTGTTAACTCCATGATTCAGTTCCTTTCTTTATTTTATAATGTTTGTTATGTCTTTCCAAGAGTCTTCACATCGTCAAACTCCACTATCTTGCACTCCTGGCTCCAGTCCATGTTGCTTATCTTCTTGGTAACCTTGCCGATGCTCAACTCCTCCGGCTGACCTCTGTACTTGCGTACACGTCGGTCTAGCTGTCTCTGCATTTCCTTGCTCATTCCCTTCAGGTCAGGAGTGCGCAAACCATGCTGCTCTGGTGCAACACCTTCGTCAAACTCCAGCTTCCTGGCCTCCACCTGTCTCTCAACACGGCTCTGTTCGGTTGCCTCACGCTGCTGCCTGATGAAGAGTGCCTCTTCCTTGGTCTGTTCCTGCTTGGCTCGATGGATAACGAGGTAAGGTTCCGCCACTCGCTCGAATCTCAGTTCTCCAGCCTTATCCTTCCAGTAGAGTCGGATGCTTGTGAAGTCGTATGGATCATATTTCACCACAAACTTCTGATAGGTGTGCTTCCTTCTCCATTCAATGTCTGGCACTCCTGGTTCACTCATCACCTCGTAGGTTCGTTTCTTGCCCTTGACGGTTATCTCGATTCCGCTGGATGTGAAGGTGCTCATGCGGTCGCATTGAATCCAGAACATTTCCACCATGTCATTCGGTGTCACCGCTGGTGTCTCTGGATTCACGCTCTTTTCATACATGTCGATTCTTCTCTCACCCGTGGCAGGATGTGCCATTTCGTTCCATTTCTTTCTGAACTCTACATACAGAGCTTTCAGTTCCTGGAGCGTTGGAAGGTTCGCCCTGTTTGCCTCGATGAACTCCAGGTTCGGATGGCTGATGTTCTTCTTGGTGGTAACGTTCTGTCCGGTGAAGTTCCATTCCTGGTGAAGTACCTGGCTCTGCAATCTGTAGAAGAGGTTCTCGATAGTCTTACTGGCTCCATTGTATGGGGTCGTGGTACGATGAATGTGGCAGAGCTTCCTGAAGAACTCCTGGTTCTCCAGTTTCTTATGACCACCCTGGTTATCATATACGATTTCGTAGGGCTTGTGTCCGCTCACCTGGATGGCCATTCGGTAACTCAGATATTGGGCTTCATAGTCCTCGCTGTCGCTGATGCAGAAACCAAGGAGGCATTCAGAGTAAGCGTCTATTACCTCATATACGCTGGTGGTTCTTACCTTGCCGTCCTCATCCTTGTAATAGAGGTTCAGCTTCGTACCGTCACCATACCAGAGTGCATCCCTCATCTGAGGAAGTTCCGTCTTGTGTCTGCGGTCAAACAGCTGGTGTGATTTATGCTCACCGAATACGGCATCATACCACAATGGCTGAATGGCTGCACTGTTAAACCACGCCTTCATGCCACTGATGCTTTTCAGAGGCTTCCATCCACGGCTCTCACACTCCTCATTGAATCGCTCGAAGATCTGCGAGTCGTTCAGCACAGGAACCCTGCTTCTTTTCAGAGCAATGAGCCTTCTGCCAGCTTCCTCGGTTATCTTCAAGGTGTTCTTGTTGCCAATCTTGCCGCTTATCAGCGATGGATAGCCCTCCTTCTTGAAGGTACTCATCTTCACCTTGAGCCTGGCAAGGTTCTTGGGAAGGGTGTGACCGAAGTTCTCCCTCAGTTTCTCGCTTTGCTTGAAGACGATGCCCCAAAGGTCGTTTCTTCTTCCTCCACCCAGGGCGTGTGTCGTAGCTTGAAGCTCGTTCATTCGCTCTTGGAGCATTTTCAGCACACTGGCATTCTGAGTATATTCGTCTATCAGCTTCTGTGAAAGCCTCGTTTGAACACCGTTCAAATCATATTCAAACGCTTCATAAAACCTACGGGCTTCCTCATCCACCTGCATGTAGTCCTTCAGTTCCTGACGTTCCAGGATTTCATTCGGATCTCCATATTTCTCCTCAAATCTCATTCTGTACTTCTTGGGAAGGGAGGCGTACACATACAGAGCATAGTTACCTTCACCCTTGCCTTGGCGAGCACATTGGATATTGCCACGACAAACATTTTGTCTAAGAGTAGCACTTTTGATGACAGGATTGTCACCACCAGCCAACTCCTCGAAGGTAACACACAATATTTTATTGTAATACTCCATTCCTTATTTTTTTTTATTATCTTTGCACCGTTGAATCAATTTTTTATAATTATGATGCAATTTTTGGTTAATATTGCTTGTGATGAGCTGGAGGCAGACACTATTCGTGATTTTGCCCGAAAACATTTTCGTCAACTTCACCTGAAATGCAGAACTGAACGGACTTACCCAGTGAGTGGATGGAGCACCCCTTCATTTGGAGTGGCGATTTGGGTGTATGTAACAGTTTCTGTACCACAAGGTCAAGTGTTGAGTAGCAAGGTTCTTCGTCAAATTGCTGCTGAGTTTGAGAATAGCTTGAAGGATTCTTTTCAATCAATTCAAGATTTCTCCATAGACTTTGGCAAGGAATAGATTCCAAGTCTAAATCTTCACAAAGGTCATCCGTTCTTAAGCTTACCAATTTTTCTTCCAAAGAACGGATGGCTTTTACATGTTCCATAATCTCACGCTGCAACTTGAATGTATCCTCCTGATGCTTCCATATCTCAATTCTTTTTGTATCCATATTTATATTCTCCTTATTCTTCAAGTCCATCACCAGGAACACCTCTTAAAGCGATGCTGCTGGCACAAAAGTTTATAGCCACGACTATTACACTTAAAACACTGCTGCTTTCAAAGGAAAGCGCACAAGCCAAACAGAAGCTAACCACAAACCAGATGAGTCTAAGCTTCATTTGAGGAGCAAGGTTCAGGAACCATTTCCATTCCTTGCCGAATATCATGTTCAATGCCTCTTTCATAATTCCATCCTTTTTATATTCTACTTATCACCAACTATCACTCCATTAAAATCCTTAATGGCCATGTATCTCACCTTTCTTGCCAGATGGGAATCCTTCTTATAGTTGAGCGATTTGCTAACCATTTCAGTTGTTATACCCATGAGGGAAGCAATCTTCTTGCCTACACCTCGTTCTACAATTATTCGTTTATTCAT